TTGTTTTAGAAAACACACGCAAGCACTTGGCTGAGAATGCAACTGCAGGATCAACAAGTTCAGGTAACATTGCAACACTAAACAGAGTTATTTTACCTGTTATTCGACGTGTTATGCCAACAGTTATCGCTAACGAATTAGTTGGTGTTCAGCCAATGACTGGTCCAGTTGGACAAATTCATACACTAAGAGTACGTTATGCTAACGCAATGACTGATAACTCAATTGCCGCAACATCAACAGTTGCTGGTGAAGAAGCGTTATCACCATTTAAGATTGCACAAGCATACTCAAGTGCATCAACAGTAACAGCTGGTGTAGTACAAGCAGCTCAAGCAACATATGCTGGTGCAAATACTGCAATACTTGAAGGATCAGGTGGACGTAATATTTCAGTTCAGATCTTAAAGCAAACAGTTGAAGCAAAAACTCGTAAGCTACAAGCACGTTGGACTTTTGAAGCAGCTCAAGATGCACAAGCAATGCACGGCATTGATGTAGAAGCAGAAATCATGGCCGCATTGGCTCAAGAGATTACTGCTGAAATCGATCAAGAGATTCTTTTATCTCTACGTACATTAGCCGCAACTGAATTCACATACAACCAGGCTGCAGTATCAGGTACTGCTACTTTCGTTGGTGATGAGCATGCCGCTTTAGCAGTGTTAATAAACAGAACAGCTAACTTAATTGCACAACGTACAAGACGTGGCGCAGGTAACTATGCAGTTGTTTCTCCAGCAGCACTAACAGTATTACAATCAGCTACAACTTCAGCATTTGCTAGAACAACAGAAGGTACATTTGAAGCACCAACAAACACTAAGTTTGTAGGTACATTAAACGGTACAATGAGAATATTCTGTGATTCATATGCAAACGATGCTACAGCAGTATTAGTAGGATATAAAGGCGCATCAGAAACTGACGCTCCAGCTTTCTACTGTCCTTATGTACCGTTGATGAGTTCAGGTGTTGTCTTAGATCCGGCATCATTTGAGCCAGTAGTAAGTTTTATGACTAGATATGGTTATATCGAGTTAACAAACACTGCGTCATCTTTTGGTAACGCTGGTGACTACTTAGGTGAGATTGCTATTACTAACTTGTCTTTCTCATAAGACTACAAAAACTTATATAAAACAGGTCCTTCGGGGCCTGTTTCTTTGACTGAACTTCCTCTAAACGTAAATACTCACATGGAACATGTATACTATAATGACAGAATTGAAAAAATACCAGTTCAACTTACTCCTCTATTGTTAAAGTGCAAGCAACCAACTTTGTTTGTTTATATTAATATGAAAAGTTTCAATCAAATAGAAATTATTGCAAACAAGTTACTAGATGAACATGCATATATTAAACAAATAGTATTTGATCATTCCGCAGATCCAATACATGATAAATTATTATTAAGCCAACTTAATACGTGGGCAACAAATAAAAGCATTTGTAGTTTTTTACTAACTAGTAAATTTCAAACATCAACTTATAGTGCGTTAACTGAGATTGTGTATCCGGGATGGCTTTTTGCATTTAAAAATCAGAAGCTACCTGATCTTACACAAGATAATAAAAAGTATCGTTATAGTTGTTTGAATCGTAATCCTAGTTGGCATAGGTTATTATTTTATACCTTACTAAAAAAACACAATCAATTGAGTAACACAATCTATACATTCTATGCCAAAGATCCATATAATAATAATCTGATTACATATGGAAATAAGAAAGACTTTGGAGAATACCGAGAAGAGTCAATGAACAATACACAAGATTTTCCAATATCTTGGACTGAACACGACACTCAAGGTACCAATGATCATAGTATACTGCATGATGCTTATACAGATGCTGAATGCAATATAGTGACCGAATCTACAGTAGATGTAGAATTTACCAGTGAAAAAGTTTGGAAACCAATTGCCAGCGGGCAATGTTTTCATGTTGTAGGAAGTGCAGGAACTAATGCTTGGTTAAGAAGTTTTGGTCTTGAAACATTTGATAATGTATATGATTCAACTAACGCTACTATAACACGTTTAGAGCAACTTGTCAACCAGTTAGATGGTACTAGCATGTGGACTGCTGAAAACCTTGGTAAGATTAAACATAACTACCATTTGTTTCACAGTGGTGAAATTGAAAAAACCATACTAGATTCCATAAATACACTTGCACAATAATGTGTTTATGCAGACAAAACTGCGTACCCGCTAGAACGGGGACTTTATAAGGAGAAAACAAATGGGAAGACCGTTAAAAATTAAGATATCCGATACACAGGATGCTGGATTTAATAATCCTGGTGATGATGTAGCAAACAGAACACCAGCAGGTGAATTATTCTATGGTGTAGTTGGTGGGAACATTAGTACAAGTGATTATACGTTTCCTGTAACAACAACTAGAATTAGACCAGCAGGCGGAAGTATTACTGCTGAAGCAGAAGGATTTATAGTCAGACAAAAAGGTGCGTCAAAGTATCTTGTGTCAAGATTAGATGCCAGTGCAATTGACCCTGTAAACGCAGTGGTTGGTAGCATAGTAAGAATTGTGTCAGTTGGTGATACTGATTGGAATGCAATGGGAATGTCTGGAGACGGATTTGTCTCAAACGGAGCTATTTTTACTGTAGAAGCTGCATCAGCAGCTGGTAGTTCAGGAACAATAGCAGAATGTGGTATATGTTCATTAGTAAACGTAAACGATGCATCCTTGACTGCAGGTGATATGACAGTTACATTCGCAGCCGCTGATTCATCAGCACAGCGTTTAAAGCGTTTCAACAACAGGCATGGCATACCTTTTACAGGTGATCCAGTATTGTTAAACTTTTTCAATATACTAGACAACACAGTTAAGATTGGTGGATCCGGTTCAGCCGCATCTCCATCAACACGTGACTTAGTACAGATTGAGAATGCGTCACTAGGTTAATAGTTACTTTTTAACTAACCAAACCCTTACTGTAGTAAGTACAGTGAGGGTTTTTTATGAGTGCAGGTTTTATATTAGGTAACGGACGTAGTCGATTAGCAGTTGATCTCAACAAACTTATGGACATTGGAACTGTTTACGGGTGCAACGGATTGTATAGAGATTTTACTCCGCATTGTCTGGTTGCAACAGACAGACCTATTGCAGAAGAAATACAAAATTCAGGCTACGCATTAAAGAACAGGTTTCACACACGCAAACCAATTTTAGAGCTTGGTGGCAAAACTCTAGCAAAAGAATATAAAGGATATAGCAGTGGTCCAAATGCCGCTGGATTAGCGTTAGTAGATGGGCATACTGATATATATCTTATTGGTATGGATCTTGGGACAACAGATGGCATGTTTAACAACATCTATGCAGGATCGCAATTTTATAAAAAAGAACTTGATCCACCAACATTTGCCGGTAATTGGGTTAGACAAATAACTGAGCTATGTGAAAAATTTCAAAGTAGACAATTCTACCGGGTAGAGGGACCTGAGAGTGCGTTTATAAAAACGTTTAATAAGATACCTAACATGAGAATTTTAGCAATGGACAAATTTCTAGAGATGGTAAATACGTGTAGAGGTCCATTATGAATACAAAGAAAAGAATTGACGGCGATTATTATATTGAAACCATAAATGCTGGCGATATGGTACATATCAACAGCAACTTGGATGTTGACGGAAATTTGACTGTCAACGGAAATATTACGTATATTAATACCGAAACGCTTGATGTTAAAGATCCATTTATTATGGTTAACAGTAGTAATACTGCATCGTATGGATCAAATGCTGGATTATTAACACATAAAACTGCATCAACATTTGCCGGTATTAGGTATAACAACGACAATGGAAAATGGGAACTAAGCACATCAACAGGTGCCACAGGAGAAACTGGTACATGGAGTGAGATTGGTACTGCGGTTGCAGGAAGTGTTGCTGGTGCAAATACACAGGTACAGTTCAACAACGCAGGTGCCTTTGGTGCTAGTGCAAACATGACATTTACAGACACCAATCAGTTGAATCTAACTGGAAATGTAAATATCAGCACAGGATTACAACTTAAAGACAGTGCTGCTCCTGGTGCAGTAACAAACACCACAGTATTACATGGTGGCATAGCAGGTAGTGGCGGAACAGGCGTTTACTTTGTAGACGGTACAACAACAGATGAACTAGTAAGCAAAAGCAAGGCTATTGTTTTTGGAATTATATTTTAAGGAAAACAAATGACAATACAAACAACTGCCGTAT